ATGAAAAGATTCGTTTTCATGATGGTCGCACTGCTGATGTGCGTAGTGAGTGTTTTCGCGGAGACTTCCGTTAGTGTAGAACCTTCCGTTCCGGAGTTCCTGACCGGATTTGCCAGCTTCACCGGGCTTGTTACGGTCGTGGTTCCTGCTGTAGTAGGATTTATCGCTTCGAAGCTATCCAATCCTATGAACAAGTGGGTGACTATGTGGGTGACAGCAGTTGTCGGTATGCTTGTTACTTTTTTCAGCTGGTGGATGAATCTCGGTTTTCCTCCTGCAGATGCAAGTGTCTGGGTTGTGCTGATTGATGCGTTATTTGTCGCCCTGGCATCTACTGGTATCGTGTCGGTTGTAACAAGTGAATGGCTGTCCAGGTTGTTCGGTGGTAAGGTAAATAAGGAGTGATGCAGAACCTTATAACCGTCATAGCCCCGCAGATTCTTGTTGCCGGGGCTTACTCCTTTGTAGGAGAGATAAGAAGCGTTGTCTTTGAGCTTCGCTGGATGCTGGTCTTCATTGTAGCCATGATTATAGCGGATTTTGTCCTTGGTATCATTGACAGCGTGGTCAAGCGAGGAGAGGATTTCCGCTTTTCCAGAGCAGGCCGCCGAACGATGTGCAAGTTCATCGAATATAATTCGTATTTAGTGTTGGGATTCGGTTTTGGTGTTGCTATTCTCCAGCCTGTAGGTATTTGTTCCTATACGACATCGTCAATGTGCGGACTGGGGATAGCTATTGTATTTGAATTTGATTCAATCATGGAACATGTATGTGAAATTCACGGAATCAAGAACAAGGTTTCCATTAAGCGCCTGCTGGTGGGCTACATTAAAAAGAAGTACACAACGGCTGGCGAAATTATCGAAAAAGTTACAAAGGATGAAGAAGACAGATAGACGCCTGATAGCGGAAATCATCTACTCCGTAATCATAATATTACTTATGACAATAAGTTTCATGACCTAGTTGATATGAGAAAGATAAGGATAGGGAAAGATATATACTTCACCTGGCAGATACTCACGAACAAGGAGCCTGTTCCACTGGAAGGAAGGGACTTGAAACTCATGCTGAAGAATCCTCTAGGCAGATTTCTCGATTTCCATTTTGAGATATACCAGGGAAACAAGCTGAAATTTACTTTTCATGGAACGGACCACAAACACCTTGGTACGTATTCGCTGACTTTGTGGGAGAACTATGGTAAGGAAGGACAGACTGCCGTTGACATGTGTGAGGCTTTCAGGCTTGTTGCAACAACTTGTGAAGAGGACAGCATAAGTGTCCCTAACCTTGAAATGGCCACCGTCAACCTTGGTGCTTCTTCCATTGACATATCAACCGGTGGAAGCATTCCCATTCCTGATGCGCCAAAAGACGGGAAGATATACGGCCGGAAGGATGGAGAATGGGAGGAGATAACAGAAGCAGTATGGAATGAAGAAACAAACAGTTAAAATCAGACTTTTATGGCAACAACAAAATTAAAATTCTACAGGGGCTTAAAGGCCCGTTATGATGCAGCGTCAAAACATCTGGATGCTATCTATTTTGCAACCGACACCAAAGAACTGTTGATGAACGGTGTGAATTATGGAGGAAGCGGTGTCACAGATGTCAGTTTTGACAAAGGCAGCAATAAACTTATCGTTACCAAATCATCAGGCAAGACCGAATATGATCTGACGGAACTCATCAGGTTCAAGACATCATTGCCAGACAGCCTTGCCACTCCTTCGAAACTGGGAGGTCTTCCGGCTGGGACAAAGGTCGAGACCTTGAAGACAAAGACGTTGAGCCAGATTTTCGAGGATATTCTCTTTGAGGAAATCCAGCCGACGGTACAGGCACCAAGTGCAACAATATCATTCAAGTCTCCTTTTACCGCCAACAAGATTCTGGAGGTTGGTGAAAGCGCACCTACCGCAGAACAGATTCAGACAGGATTTAACCGTGGTAATTGTACGGTTGTTGGCCAGACAAACAAGAACCGTGCAGGAGAACTTATCTCCGATGACCAGTCTTTCATCTATGTAGGAAACAGTACAAGCAACAAGACATTGCCGACGAAAGTTACACTCGGTACGATGCAGTACAATTACCAGGCTCATCATGGCGCAGGTGACACATTGCTGACTTCCAAAGGGAACAAGGCAACAGTTTCACCTAACCCACTTCCTGTAGGTATAGTTAAATCGGGAGCAGTGTATCTTTATGGTACTTATCCGTATTTCTGTAACGGTGCATCTGCATCAAGTTCAGCCGGTGATACCAATTTCCCAAGCACTGTTACTCCTGATACGAAACTGCCTTTACAGAAATGGACCGATACTCTTATTGGAGCGAAATTCGCATCCGAGGCAAGCACAGGCAAGCGTCTGGAGTTCTATTTCCCGGCAACAAAAAATGTTACAAAGGTAGAGTTCTACAACACTGTTTCCGGCAAATGGGAAGTGTTTGGCACTGACAAGTACACTACTTCGGATGCAGGGAACAAACAGGTACAGGGAACGGACGTTGCCTATAAGAAGCTTACCACTACAGGAGCTATGTCCGGTGCTTTGCAGCTCCGTTTCACTGTTGCAGATGCTGGAAAAAAGTTGGTCGATGAACCTGACACATACAACGGCGAGGAAATCACGGATGAAATAATAGCGATGCTTGCACGAAACAGCCGTGAAGTTCCTTTCATCTCTCCGATGAACAGTGTAATGCCTATGGCTGCCGCTACTGGTAACCGTCCTGCCGGAGTTGCCGCATTTGCAGTGAATTTCGAGCCGGGTGGTCAGGCTCCGCTTGATGCCCGTCAGCTCGTGCCGAACAAGACAGACCTTATTGCGGCTGCTACATATTCGGGGAAAAATACCTATAATGGAATGTTGGTTGTTGTTGGAAACAACGGAGACGGCCAACCTGCCCTTTATGTTCTGAAGGATATGACAAAAATCACTCAGGCAGACTATAGCGGCTGGCTTCGTCTTGACGTTGGTGCACAGACTCTTATCCAGATTATCAACGACCTTACAACAGGTGGGACTAATAAGGCACTTTCCGCCGAGCAGGGTAAAGTTCTGAAAGGTCTGGTTGACACACTGACAAACAAGGTCAACGCGCTTGGTGCCGTATATGTGCCAAAGGGTACTCTGGCAGACCTTAGTGCCCTGAAAGGGGTGTCTTCTGTATCGAAAGGCCACGTATATAACGTTACGGCAGAAGTTACCCTGAACGGCAAGAAATATCCGGCTGAAACGAACTTCGTCTACATCGGAGAAACGGCCAATCAGGCAAGTGTGGAAACCAACTGGGATTCCTTGGGTGGTACGGTCGATTTGACAGCGTATGCAAAGAAAGCTGACCTCGAAGGATTTCTTACCGAAGAGGATTTGGCCGGATATGCCAAGGCTGTAGATGTGGCGAACACCTATGCCACAAAAGCTGCACTGAGTGAGGCTATCGAAGGGCTTTCCTCCACTTATGCGACCAAGGCTGAACTGACCAGCTATGCAACGAACGAGACTCTGAAGCAGTATGCCACTAAACAGGATCTTGATGATGCGTTTGCATGGAATGAGGAAACCGAGTAATAATATGTGGGGGCTTTGTATCAGAGCCCCCCATAAATCCCAATGACATGGCGAAAAAGAGATTCAACAATTATTTGAAATATGCCACCTTCAAGAAAGAACTGGAAGCCGGTAACATATTGCCTGATTCCGTTTCCTACATCAAGGAGATACGGGCTATCTATACCCATGGGGAATATTATGGCAATGGCTGCATATCCAGCGTGAATGCTGGTACGGGTGAGGTCAGTGCCGAGCTTCTTCCGAACATGTTCCATGTGTTCGGAGAAGTATCCGTACTTAACGTCACATTTGGAAAAGGCTTTCCAGGCATTGCCAATGAGTACATGTTCCAGTTTTCAAGTGGTGTTACGCCTACCGTCCTGAATCTTCCTGAAGGTGTGAAATGGATAGGAAGCAGTGTTGTCAGGGCCAACAGGACGTATCAGGTAAGTATTCTTAATAATATAGCTGTGATGGGAGGTACTTTATGAGTTTGTTAAGACGCAGATTGCTTATACTGGCGGCCATGAATAATGGACTGCCTAATATGCCGATTCGGTTTAAGACCGGCGAAAGGGCTGTATTCAGTGACGGGAAGCATGGATATTTTTCGATGGACAGAAGATTTGTTCGTGATAAGAACATGTCACGAATGTATTTCAAAGACGGGAAACGGATTAGCGTGCTGAAGAAAAGAAACTGAACTAAACTAAAATAAAATAAAATAGGAGTGCCACTGCACTCCTTGTAATAAATTTTTTATTAACCATCCTACCATTGGTAGAACTCCACAAATATAGATGTAATTTTATTATGAACAAAATAGATTCAATAATAATTCACTGCTCAGCCACACGTGCCGGGCTGGACATAGGTAAAAAGGAGATTAATCAGATGCACGTATCCCGTGGCTTTCAGTGTATTGGGTACAACTACGTTATCCGGCTGGATGGTACGGTAGAAGTTGGCCGTTCGCTCACTATTGACGGGGCGCACTGTAACAGTAAGGGATTCTCAGGTGTGTCATATAACAAACATTCAATCGGTATCTGCTATGTGGGTGGACTTGATGCAAACGGCAAGGCTGCTGATACCAGAACACCTGAACAGAAGAAGGCGCTCCGTGAGTTAATCGCTAAATTGATTAAGCAGTATCCCGATATTAAGGAAATCCTCGGCCATCGAGATACAAGTCCGGATCTTGATGGTGATGGTATCGTGGAGAAACATGAATGGATCAAGATGTGTCCATGTTTTGATGCTAAAAAAGAGTATTCAGACATAATTTAATAATGATGTTATTGTAAAATACTAAAGCGTTCTTTGAAATATTGGAGCACTGTTAATTTAACATGCAAATGTTAAATATTTGTATGGCAGGAGAATTAATATTATCTTTGCAATAAATAAAGAGCGAAACATTTTAATTTTAATAAATAACTCTATAAGGCAGTGATTATTTGTGAAAATAGTTACTGCCTTCTCTTTTTGTATTATTCAGAAATTGTTAAATTTGCAATCATCTAAAGGAGGGGTAAATTAAAATTAAAATGTTATTCTTATGAATTTATTATTATTTAATTATCAATCTGATGAAGAAAATGCTTTCAGTCAGATAAGAACCATTGAAGAAAATGGTAAAATTTGGTTTTGTGCAACTGATGTTGCAAGAGCTCTTGGTTATCAAAGACCTGCTGATGCAGTATCACGTCATTGTAAAAGGGAGGGTATCTGTGTTTTCAAGACCCCCACTGAAAATCAGCATGGTGCGGTTGTTATGCAAGATATGAAATATATAAACGAGGGTAATGTTTATCGACTTATAGTTCGTTCGCAACTTCCGACTGCAGAGCGTTTTGAATCATGGTTGTTTGATGAAGTTGTACCATCTATACGCCAAAAAGGCTATTATGGAGACATAAATAGAAATGTGCTTCCGGACTTTGTTAAAAGGTATAAGGCCAATTTACATTTGATACCATTTAATTATTTTTCAGTTATAACAGAATTATATGTAAGGCTATATGCTGAATTGGAAAAAGTAGGATATTCAATACCGGATAAAGGATTGCACGGGAAAACTATGACGCCTGATATTTCGGTTGGAAAATGTTTTTCCAAATTTCTGAAGGAGAAAAATTCTGATTTGTGGGATAAGCATAAAACTTACCAACATAAGTTTCCTGATGGTCGAGTAGTTGATGCTTATATGTATCCGATAGAAGCATTGCCAATGTTTATTAGATATGTAAATGAACGATGGCTTTATGAAAGAGCTGAAAAATATTTTAAGGAGAGAGACCCTTTAGCTCTAAATTATCTTCCTAAATTATTGGAAAATAAGAAAAAAACTGCATAAAGAAGAATTAATCAAAGCCCCTTTCTTACAATAAGCGGTGTTCCAATGGTTCACCGCTTTTTTATGCCTAATTTTATGAAATACCTACTATACCTGTTAATAGCTGCACTGACTTTCGGATTAGGCTGGTGCAGCCGTTCGCCGACTGAAGGCAATATCGGGAAGTCTGATACCGTTACATCAGTTCATATAGTTACAAAGGTCGATGTGGATACGATGTACATTCTTTCTCCGCTGCCTTATCTTGCATGGATTGATAACTCAGACACCATTCATGCGAGCGATACCTGCTGTCATCTGCGTGAATATAAGGAGTACCGTGACAGTAGCTACTATGCAAAGATTAGCGGTATAGCACCACGTCTTGATGAAATTCGGGTTTATCCGCGTACCATTTACCAGACTGAATACATTTACCGTGACATAACGCAAAAGCCCAAACGCTGGGGGATTGGTTTGTCTGCTGGCTATGGTATCGGTAGAAACGGGTTGTCTCCTATCTTGGCGGTAACGGTAAACTACAATTTATTTCAATGGTAATTCCCATTTGCTATCTAACAAAAAAATATTGTTAGTTTTGTAACTTAAAATCGAATTATTATTTACATTTGTCTCGTTGTAAAAATAATAAAACTATGGCTGATTTTAAGGATTTAGAACTGATTAAAAGCTCAAAAGAAACAGAGATTGTTAATTGTAATATTTTGGGTGTAAAAGTTGCGACAAATGGATATTGTGGTGGCGATTCCGGGCATGGATCAAGAACCTATTTTAGATTAGAGGATTTAGCTTCAACTGATATTAATATTCGTTTACTCAAGGATAAAAGAGGAGTGGAAGTTATGTTAGGAGGAGATGCTGAATTAGAAACTTTCATACAGGCTTTAAGATGGGCTGCTGATAATTTGGAAGAAATGGCAAAAAAATAAAGTATCTAATATAAATGACTATCTTTGTCGTGTAGAAGTTTGCTTTTATTGCAAGCCGAAGCCCCGACCAGATTAATATCCGGAAGGGGCTTTTCCATTACCCTCTCATCATCATAATATCAGAACGGAGTTCGATATATTCTTTGTACTTTTCTGGGTTGTCCACGTAATCAATCACCCGCGAAATGGCCATATCAGCCTGTTTCTGTCGGACTTTGGTGTAGTACCGGATAACTCCCTTTGATTTGTCCGAATGGCCTAAGCAGTAGTCTATTATTCCGTCAGGAATGCCTATTTCAGAGGCGTACTGGGCGAAAGACTTGCGGGCCGAATAAAATGTAACACGTTCATCAATATTTAACTCTTCAGCCAAATCTCCAAGAGAATACGTAACATACTGAGAAAAGTTGTGATATGTGAATTTATACCCAAAGTCGAGCTTTCCCGTCCGTTTATCCATCCATCTGCATATTATCTCTCTTGCTTGAGACGGTATTGTAAATGTGATTACACTATCCGACTGCATTCGCCCTTTAGTCTTTGAGCGTGAATATTCCAATACATCTTTTCTAAAGTCTGTTTGCATAATGTCTATAAGATTCATCCCTCCCAAGTAAAAGGAAAGGCAAAAAAGGTCACGTGCCATAATCAGCTTTCTCTTTTCTGGTGAAGATTCACGAATCTTGTTAAAATTCTGTACTGTCAGATCAAGCTTCCTGATAGGGGCTGCAGATATTCTAGTCGTTACAAAAGGATGTATATCGTAAGATATATTCCACTCTCTTATCGCTCTATTGACGACAGATTTCATTTGGGCAAGCATTGTGTTTACTGTAGTTTCAGTCACTTTCCGCTTCCGTATGAATGCGGCAAAATTCTGGACTAGTGACGGGGTTAAATCAGAGAGAAGTATGTCACCTCTTGCAAAGTCACGAAAATATCTCCCCACCCTTTCAATAGATAATGCGTATGAATCTCTTCCCTCAGACTTGAGATAGTCTACAAAATTGCTACATGCTGATGAAAAGGTTTGCTCATCGGAAAGATTGTCTGTAGAAATGATTTCTTTAATTTGCCGGCAGGAATAAAGTTCAAGATGTTTTATTGAGTCCAGTTTCTCTTGAAGGTCATCAAGGATGTTCCTAAGTTTCCGGTTTATCGCAGATGCCTCTGGATGCTTCACGACCTGACCGTTCTTAAACTGGTTCTCTGAAATAATGAATCGTGTGACGATATATGTTGTTTCATGCTTGTGACGGAGTGCAATTCTTATCTTATGTCTTCCGTCTTTTAATGCTTTTGCCTTGAAAATGGTAAGTGATAGAGTTGCCATAATGATTAAAAAATTTAAGGATACTCCAGGGATACTCAC